CGCCGGCGGATGCAATTGATCGGGAAACCGTATCGGTGAACCTGACCGAATCGCCGCTGGCATGGCTGGCGCGGCGGGGCCTTCTGAACGCGCGCCAGGTGGCCGCGGGAGAACGACTGCGGGGGGGGGATCATGCGCGCGCCGGTCTGGGAGCGCGGGTGACCATGCGCTGGGACGCGGCACCTGGCGGAAAGAGGGAGCGCCATGGCGACGGGGCACAGGGACAGGCGCTGGCTTCCATCGACGCAAAGCGGCGGTTCGACAGGGCCATCCTGGCAGTGGGACCGGGACTCTCGGACATCCTGTGGCGCGTTGCGTGCGAAGGAGAAGGCGTTTCCGAGGCGGAGAAGGGGCTGGGATGGCCCGCACGGGCGGCGAAGCTGGTTCTGGGAATGGCGCTGGACCGGCTGGCCGATCATTACGATAACCGAATTGGGTAAAAAATGGATTGACAATCGTTACGATCAGGTATATGGATTCAGGCATGCTCTGAAATTGCGCCAAGAAGTGATGCGGCCCCCCAGGCCGGTGGCGGCAACAAGTCTTCAGGCCGGTGCCCGCGAATTGGATGATCGCCGGGCATGCGGGGCGAGAAGAGGCCAGCCTGGCCGGACCTTTGTGGGCATTACCGGGAGATGATGTGCGGCGCGAGCTTTCGATGATGGAACGGCTCGTTCGGCTGCCTCAGCCAGTGCGCACCGCGCTGCTGGACGCCCTGCCGGCAAAAGACAGGCTGGCTGTTCTGAATAGCTGGGCCTGGACAGCACGGCCTTCGCAATTGCCGCCCGACGGCGACTGGTCCGTGTGGTTGATCTTGGCCGGCCGGGGCTTCGGAAAGACCCGAGCCGGAGCGGAATGGGTGACAGCGACTGCCCTTGCCCATCCTGACGCGCGATTCGGACTTGTTGGAGCGACCCAGCATGATGCCCTGAGCGTGATGCTGGAGGGAGAATCGGGATTGCTGGCCGTGGCCCCTCCGGGATTCAGGCCGGAGTGGAGGACGACGAGGCGACAGTTGCACTGGCCCAATGGAGCAATGGCCACCCTGATTTCGGCGGTGGAGCCGGACCAGTTGCGGGGACCGCAGTTCCACTTCGCCTGGTGCGACGAGATCGCAACCTGGCCGAAACCCAAGGAGGCCTGGGACAATCTGCGAATGGGGCTTCGGCTGGGAAAACGCCCCCGGGTGGTGGTGACGACGACACCGCGACCGCTGCCGTTTCTGAGGAACCTTGCGACCGAGCACGGGGTGCAGGTGAGCCGGGGTTCGACTTATGACAACCGGGCGAATCTGCCGGCAAGCTTTCTGGCCGATGTGACGTCTGGCTATGCCGGGACTTCGCTGGGGCGACAGGAAGTGATGGGAGAGCTGCTGGAAGCTCGCGAGGGAGCATTGTGGAGCCGGGACGGGCTGGACAGTTGCCGGATTGGGACAGCGCCCGACTTGGAACGGATCGTGGTGGGCGTGGACCCCCCTGCCGGGCCCGGGGGATGCGGAATTGTGGTGGCAGGCGTGGACGCGAGTGGCATCGCCCATGTGATCGGCGATGCGAGCCTGCGGACGGCGAAACCCGAACTTTGGGCATCAGCGGTTGCAGCCGCCCAGGCCCGGTTCGGAGCGGACAGGATCGTCGTTGAGGTGAACAATGGTGGCGACATGGTGGAATCCACCCTGCGGGCCACCGGACTGGCATTGCCGGTGAAACAGGTGCGGGCGAGCCGGGGGAAGGTAGCGCGGGCGGAGCCTGTATCGGCCCTCTACGGCGCTGGCCGGGTACGGCATGTGGGCCTGTTCGCCGACCTTGAGGACGAGATGTGCGGTTTGATCCTGGGTGGCGGGTATGTCGGCCCGGGGACTTCGCCAGATCGGGCCGACGCGCTTGTGTGGGCGCTGACGGAGTTGCTGCTGGGTGGAGCGGGCGCGCGACCCGGTGTGCGGGTGTTGGGCAATTAGGCTGGAGATTTCGATGAAAGACCTTGTGGGTGGAATGCGCCTCGACACATTCTGGATTTGGGCCCGGATGCGGGCCCGGGAATCGTCGACCTGGGCGGGCCTGGCGATGATAGCCGTAGTGCTGGGAAGCGACCCCATGCAGGCGCATGGGGTGGCGCAGGCGATATCGCTGGTGATCGGCGGCGGACTGATCGCGACCGGACCATCGGTGCCCAGGGAAGGCAAGCGATGAACTGGGCACGGCGCATGATCGGGATGGCCGAACGAAAGGCGGCCCCGATGCCGCGCCACTGGGCGGCGATGCTGCAGGGGTCTGCCGGAAACGTCCCGGCTTCCTACGAGGGTCAGGTGCGCGCCGCGATGCGCAACGCGACTGCCCTGCGGGCTGTGCGGCTGGTTGCGGAGGGCCTTGCAAGCGTGACCCTGCACTCGGGTGGCGAAGAACATCCCGCCCTGGCGCTGGTGACACCCGGAATGCTGGAGGCGCTGGCGACGCATCTGCTGCTGCATGGCAACGCCTTTGTGGAGACGGCGCTGGACCACCGGGGCCGACCGATGGCGCTGTGGATACTCAGACCTGAACGGATGACGCTGGAGACCGATGCAAATGGCTGGCCGGCTGCATGGGTGTACAGGGTAGGCAGCCGGGTGCAGCGATACCCGGCCGAGGGCGATGCTTCGGCACCGGGGCTTTTACACCTGAAAGCGATGAACCCGCTGGACGACCATCTGGGACAAGGCGCGCTGGACGCGGCCAGCGAGCCTGTTGCGCTGCTGAACGCCGCGGCGCGGTGGAACCGGGCGCTGCTGGCAAATGCGGCGCGGCCGTCCGGGGCACTGGTTCTGGACAGTGAGGAGGGGCCGCTTTCCCCCGAGCAGTTCGCGCGATTGCGCGACGAGATCGAGGCCGGATTTGCCGGGGCCGCAAATGCGGGGCGGCCGATGTTGCTGGAAGGCGGGCTGCGCTGGCAACCGCTGGCGCTGACGCCAGCCGAGATGGACTTTGCAAAGGCGCGCGAGGCAGCCGCACGGGAAGTGGCGCTGGCCTTTGGCGTGCCGCCTATGCTGCTGGGGCTGCCCGGCGACTCGACGCACGCCAATTACGCAGAAGCGAACATAGCGCTGTGGCGGCTGACGATTCTGCCGCTTCTGGCGCGGATACTGGACGGAATGACCGCCCATCTGACGCTCTGGTGGCCGGAAGTGAAGCTGGCGGTCGACCTCGACCTTGTGCCTGCGCTTTGGGCCGACCGGGAGCGATTGTGGCGACATGTGGGCGATGCGTCTTTTCTGAGCGACGACGAGAAACGGGAAATGCTGGGCTGGGGCGCGCGCTCTGGTGGTTGACAGCTTTGTCAGCGGGGAAAACGGGAATGAACGGACTGGTGCAGGTGACGGGCTATGTGAGCAGGTTCGATGTGGCCGATCGAAGTGGCGACATCGTGCGGCGCGAAGCCTTTCTGGGCGCGCGGGCCGATGTTCCGCTGCTGTGGCAGCATGACCCGGCGCGACCGATCGGGCGGGTCCTGAGCCTGACGGAGGATGCCCGCGGGCTGAAGATGGTGGCAGGGGTAAGCCCCGATTGCAGGGACGGCCAGGACGCGCTTGCGCTGCTGCGTGCAGGAGCGGTTGACGGGCTTTCCTTTGGATATCGGGTGAAGTCGGCGCGCAGGCGGGCCGGGGGCGGCCGGGAGCTGCTGAAGGTCGAGCTCATCGAATGTTCGGTGGTGACGCTGCCGATGCATGGGGATGCCCGGATCGAAGGGGTGTCCTGATCGCCGCGGCCATCTGGCCCTGGCGGAATATCCACAAGAGGAGAGCAGACGATGGTTTATGAAACCAAGGCCGATGCGGTGGTCACCGCATCGGAAGAGACGGACGTGCGTTTGGATTTGCGGGCCGAAATTGAGGCGCTGCGCAACGAGATGAAACAGGATCTGCTGGCTGTTCAGCGCAAGGCCGCGGCACAGCCGCTGATGTCGGGTTCGGCAGGTTCGGCAGGTTCGGCAAGAGGACTGCGGCAGTCGGCTTTTGTCGAGGGTTATCTGCGCAAGGGAATGGAAAGCGATTTCGAGGCCAAGCGGCTGTCGGTCGGGCTGGCTGGCGAAGGTGGACTTGCGGTGCCGCTGGAGATCGATACGCGGATCGAGGCAACGCTGAAGCAGATCTCGCCGGTCCGGGCGATCGCCGATGTGGTGAAGGTGGGCACCGCCAATTACCGCAAGCTGGTGGCGATCGGCGGGGTGGCTTCGGGTTGGGTGGCCGAAAATGCCGGTCGCCCCGAGACGGCAACGCCGCTGTTCAGCGAGATCGCGCCGCCCATGGGCGAGATCTATGCGAACCCGGCCGCAACCCAGCCGATGCTGGACGATGCCATGTTCGACGTGGAGGCCTGGCTGGCGAACGAGATCGCGACGGAATTCGCCCGGGCCGAAGGCGTTGCTTTCGTGACCGGTTCCGGGGTGGCGCAGCCCAAGGGCTTCCTGACCTATCCGGTGGCAGCGGCGCCCGACGCGACGCGCTCGTTCGGGACGCTGCAATATGTGGCCTCGGGCGCTGCTGGCGCCTTCATCGGAACCAACCCGGCCGACAGGCTGATCGACATGGTGCATGCGCTTCGCGCGCCATACCGACAGGGCGCCGCCTGGGTGATGAACTCGAACACGCTGGGGGTCATCCGCAAGTTCAGGGACACGACCGGCGACTTCATCTGGCGGCCTGGCCTTCAGGAAGGCGAGGCGGCGACATTGCTGGGCTATCCGGTGGTTGAGGTGGATGCGATGCCCGACATGGCTGCCAGCAGCCTCTCTATCGGCTTCGGTCAGTTCCGCTCTGCCTATGTGATCGCCGAGCGGGGCGAGACGGCCGTGCTGCGCGATCCTTATTCCAACAAGCCTTTCGTGCACTTCTATGCGACCCGGCGTGTCGGCGGGGCGCTGGTTAACAGCGAAGCTCTGAAGCTGATGCGCTTCTCGGCAAGCTGAGGCACGGCCTTCGACGCCTCCTTCGCGGCTCCGGCGCGAAGGAGGCGTCACTGCACTGGCGCCTCCGGCACCAGGACTTCACCGGTTTGATCCTGCAAGAGAAAGGAGCGGCGCGTGACTGTTACCGCTGCCACCATCGAGGCCAATGGCTGGGTGTTGCGGGTGGACGGCATCTGGGCCGCCTCCACCTTCGCCAGCTTCGACCTGGACCCGGACGGCGCGCCGAAGGTTTCTGTTGCCACCACGTCGGCGGGCTTCTCGCGCTCGGCCAACACTGCGGTTGCTGATCCGGCGCGGGTGCGGGGTGGTGTTGTCGGCACGAAGCCGCTGCGCCAGCCTTTCCCCAACCAGTTGCTGCTGGACGAGGTTGACCTTGGTGGCGGGGTGCGGCGGGTGCGGCTGGCGCTTTCGCGCTATGTCTATCCGGGCGACACGGCCAGCGTGACCTTTGCCGCCGGATGGCGGGCCGGGTTGGGCGGGCAGACGCTGACGGCGACCAACGGCAGCACCCATACGGTTCGCCTGCCATCGGCGCGCTGGGCAACGCCGCAATATCTGCACGAAACCGGCGCGTTCCGTATCGACCTGCTGGTCGCCAATATCGAGACGGAGAATATGAGCGCAGTGGCGGCGGTGCGGGTGATCGGCTATGACGGCACCAACACGCAAAGCTGGTGGCTGACCGAGAGCGTTTCCGACCGCTTCGGGGACAATCTGAAATGCTGGGGCGCGACGATCACGCCCAGCATACTGACGCCGGGCATCATCACCCTGCACTGGGAGGTTTATCCGTGGGTCGGGGCGATGCGGACATCGGGCACCGCGCAGGTGGTGGATACCGAGGCCGGGTTCTCGGTTTCAGCGGATGCGCCTTTGCATGTGTGCTGGGACGCGGGCGGTGCGCGCTACGGCGGGCATCATGTCTATGTCGATCCGGCCGGGACTCTGACGCCTGCCAGTGTGACGGTGGGCTCGACGCTGGCGATTGCCAGGGCAGGGACACGGGCGGCAAACAATTTCGTGGCGATGCAGGCGCTGGAGAATCTGAGCCGGTCATTGCCTGCGGCCAACGGCTATGCGGCGGTGATTGCCCGGACGCTTGAAGGCGCGACGATAACCTTTTCGCCGGGCGTGCATACGGTTGCTTATGGCAATCTGCTGACCACGGCCCGCACGGTCGAGGCGCGGCTGGTTTTGCAGGGCGACCCGGACGACCCCGACCCGCGCAACAATGTGATCTGGCGCACTGACACGGGCACGGGCAACGTGCGTGTCACCCGCATGTTGTTCCGCAACATGTCGATTGAGCTTGGCGGCACATGGCCAGGGCTGTCGTGGCGCAGCCATTTCGACAATGTGACGCTGCGGGGGCGGGCCGGGAACGAGACTGCGACGGTCGGGCTGACATCCTCGGTGCCTGTCGGGTTCTTTTTTCTTTCGTTCACCCGGTCGCGCTACTGGCGCTACGGGTTGAACCTTGGCGGCTCGACGATGGCGACGGGGCTGGCCCGCAATCTGGAGTTCATCCGCAACCTGACCACGCCGATGGTGGTGACTTCGACGCGGGTGGCCGATGCGACGGTGCCTGTCGGGGTGTCTGGCATGGTGGGCGGCGGGCTTGGCGGCCTGACCGACAGTTTTATATGGGGCGTGCGTTCGTTCGCGCAGGACATTAGCGGGTTCAGTTTTCCGCAGCTCAGCGGCGCGGGGACGACTGCCAGCCCAACCCGCCATGTGCGCGGCAATGTGGTGAACTGCCTGTTCGAGCGCCCGAACAATGGTTCGGCTTTCATGAACGATGCGTTCTTCCTGAGCGCGGGCAATCAGGAGTTTGTGGACTGCCTGGTTGAGGGTTCGACCTTTGTCGGGCAGCGGGTGAACTGGGGCTATAACGACCCGACCGATGCGCTGACGAACATGGTGAGCATCGGCAACGCGGTTCGCAACAGCTTCTTCGACCGCCGCGCCTGCAAGCACGACATTTTCACGCAGAACGGCAACCTCATCGCGGGGTGGTCGAACCTCTATGCGGTGAACGAGGAGGCGAATGTCCAGGTTGACCGCGCCGACTGGACGGGCACGGACGCATTCGGGCGCGAGTTCGAGGGGCTGCGCAGCATCTACATACAGGGGCAGGCGAACAACCCGGACGCGGCTGGCAATTTCATTTTCGCGAACGACGCCAGCCGCCTGAGCTTGCAGGGCTCGGTTCTGGGATATGGCAATTATCTGCCGGGCCCGACGAGCATAGTTCTTGGTCGCGGGCGACGGGCGAGCATCGACACGGATGTTGCTGGTGTGGTGCGGCCTGCGGCGTTCGACAGCGGTCTGATGGAGCTGGTGTCGGCAACGGTGGTCACGCTGACGCCGGACAGCGCGGCGCATGGGCATGCTGCCAGCTCACCTGCGATCTCGTGGGTCGGTGCGGTTGCGCCTGCTGGCTCGCGGCATGTGACGGCAGGGCGCACAGCGGCGCTTTCGCGCTTCGATGCCCTGCATCCCGGTTCTTTGCGACTTGCGACAGGCGGGCGGGCTGCGGCGCTGGGCGTCGACCCGCCCGGCGTCGGGGCGGTTGGGCGGGTGCTTGTTGTTGGGCCGGACGAGCGACGGATTACTGTTTTGGCGGATTGAACGAAGGAGCGGTTATGGCGAAATGGGTTGCAGATCAGGTTCTTGATGGGGCCCTGACGGTGCTGCGCGGCGCAACGCGCATGGTGGCGGTTGCGGGTCAGCCTGCGAACTTTACGGCGGCGTGGACCGGCAGGCTGGCGGAGGTGCCGATGGCGCCGGCGGACTTCATAATAGGGCCGGGCGACATTTCCGGGCGCAAGGTGGAGGTGGCGGCCAAGCCGGGCGTTCCGGTGTTCGCTGCCGGGTCTGCCGATCATGTGGCGCTTGTGAATCAGGCCGCATCGCAACTGCTTTATGTAACCACCTGCCCTGCGCAGGTGCTGGCGGCGGGAGGTTCGGTCAGTTTCGACGGATGGTCCGTCGAGATTGCGGCGCCGCAATGAGCCTGTTCCTGAAAGACCCTGACGCGGGCGTCGATTACCGGGTGGACTGGACCGCGACGCTTGATGGGGGGGTTACAGTTTCTGCGAGTGTCTGGACGGTCGATCCGGCCGAGCCTTCGGGGCTGACTGTGGACAGACAGGCGATAACCGCCGGTTCGACGACGGCCAGGCTTTCAGGCGGAATTGCCGGACATGTCTATCGGGTTGGCAACCGGGTGACGCTGTCTGACGGATCGGTAGACGAGCGCAGCCTTGTTGTCCGGGTGGAGGAACGGTGATGGTGAGGATGGAGAAGATCCCGCCGGCGGCAGCGCTGGCTGAGCTCAAGACCTATCTGCGGATCGAAGACGGGACGGAGGATGCACTTCTGGCCGGGCTGTTGCGCGCTGCGACCGAAACAGTGGAAGCCCTGCTGGGAGCCCTGCTTCTGGAACGCGATATCGAGGAGCGGGGGCATGTGAAGAACGGCAAGTTCGCCTTGATGATTTCACCCGCCGTCGGCCTCCTTTCAGTAGCGCTGGTTGGGCATGATGCGGGAGAAGTGCTGCTTGCGGCGGAAGATGCGCGCCTGTGCACCACACGGTTCGGAGACGGGCATCTGATGCTTTCGGCCGAGGCCGAGGGTGAGGAAATCATTGTGCGGTACCGTGCGGGGCTGGCCGATTCCTGGAACGGCGTACCCGAGATCCTTCGATTGTCGGTGATCCGGGCAAGTGCACATTTTCATGCCCATCGGGACAGTGCCAACGATGGCGGCCTCCCGCCAGCCGTGATGCGGATGCTTTCCGCATGGCGCAGGCGCCGGCTGCACTGAGGAGGTTCTGATGGCGGAGTTTGCCGGAAATCTTACGGAGCGGGTTCGCTTCGAGAGGCGGATAGAGTCTTGGGGAAGCGCCGCTGACCGCAGCGATGGCTGGGAACCCGTTGGAGAAAGATGGGCCCGGGTGGAACCGCTTGATCGTGCTTCGCAATCGGCCCTGTTGGCCGACACGCGGCACTCGGCGCGGCGCTGGCGGGTTACGCTTCGCGCCGGCCTGACACTGAGCCTGGACATGCGGATGCTGTGGCGAGGTCTGGCGCTGACGTTGACCGGGATCGAGGACGACCCGGCGCAGCCTGGTCGGTTGACACTGATCGCCGAGGATTTCGGCGCCTGAGGAGATCGAGATGCGGGCCAGCCTGGAATTGCAGCGCGCCATTGTGGCGGCGCTGTCGAGCGACGCTGCGCTGAATGCGCGCGCCCTGAGACTGTATGACGGGCCGCCGGCCGATGCGCGCCCGCCCTATCTCTCGGTGGGAACGGATATGGTCTTCGACCGCGGCTGGAAAGGAGGCGGCGGCTATGAGCACCGTTTTTCCGTGACACTTTGGGATGCCCGGGACGGCTTGGCTGCCGCCAAAGCCGTGATGGCCGACGTGGAGAGGATCATTCTTGCAATGCCGCGCCATTTCGGGGGCGTGCGGCTGCTGAACCTGCGCTTCCAGCGTGCGAGCGTCCGTCGATCCCCGAGGAGCTGGACGCAGGCCGTGATCGAGTTCCGGGCGCTTTGCGTGATGGACAATTGACAGCGATGGAGAATTGAAATGGCGATCGAGAGCGGCGCGGCCTTCTTGCTGCGCATGGCGGATGGCGGCGAACCCGAGGCGTTCCGCACCGTTGCGGGCATGCGGACAACGCAGATGAGTTTCGCGACCGACCCGGTGGTCGTGACCAACAAAGGATCTGGCGGATGGCGGGAACTGCTGCCGGCGGGCGGGGTGAAGTCGGTCTCGATTTCAGGCGCCGGCGTGTTCACCGGATCGGACGCGGAACTGGCTCTGAAGGGACTGGCGCTATCGGGAGCGATGGACCGGTTCGAAGTGAGTTTCGAAGGAGGCGAAAGGCTTCGCGGGACGTTCCAGGTGGCCCGGCTGGACTATTCCGGCGATTTCAACGGGGAGCGAACCTACACGCTTGCGCTGGAAAGCTCTGGCGCGGTGGAGGAGTTGTGACCAGCGCCAACCCTGTCCGGGGCGAGCTGTCCCTTGTTCTGGGAGACGCAGCGCTGCGGTTGCGGCCGAGTTTTTCAGCGCTGGTTGCAGCGGAGGGCGAAGTGGGAAGCCTGTTCCGGCTTCTGGAACGCGCCGGAGCCGGCGATGTGAAGCTGTCGGAAATGGTCGCGCTGTTCTGGCACTGCCTTTGCGAACGCCCCTGCGAGCGCGCGGAATTCGAGGAACGCGTGCTGGCGACCGGGCCCCTCGCGCTGCTGCTGCCCTATCGGACGCTGCTTGCGGCGATCTTTGGGGGATGATGTGAAGGACTTTGCCGAACTGGCCCGTGCCGCAGCGGTGCTGGCGACGGGTCAACTGGGATGGCGCCCCGAGGAATTCTGGATGGCGACCATGGCGGAGATGCGGGTGGCTCTCGAGGGGCGGTTCGGGGCGCCTGTCGTGCCGTTGGCGGGCGCGGAGCTTGCGCGGTTGAAGGAAAGGCTGGCGGATGAATGAGGATTTCGACGCTGTCGCGCTGCGGGTTCGGACTGACACGTCCGGCTTTGCCCGGGACGTGGGGGATATGCGCGCCATCCTTTCGGAAGGGCTTGCCGGCGGCGCGGATGCTGCTGGCCGCGGGATTGAGACGGCCTTGCGCCGGGCCGCGCGAAACGGGCGACTGGAGTTCGAGGATCTGGCCCGGGTGGCCGGCCGGGCGCTTGGCGAGATCGCTGCCGCTGCCCTGAAGGTCGAGTTTGGCACCGGACCTGGCGGGGCCGGCTCTGTGGTTTCCTCGGCTGTGGCCGGACTGCTGGGATTGCCCGGACGCGCGACCGGGGGGCCGGTGGCGCCGGGCCGCGCCTATGTTGTGGGAGAGCGGGGCCCGGAACTGTTCGTTCCGACTTCGAGCGGGCGCGTGGAAGCGCGCGATGCGGCGCGGGGGCCGGTGAATGTGACAGTGAATATATCCGCGCCACGCGAGGCTGGGCGCGATTTCATGGCCCAGACCGGCCGACAGGTGGCGCGGGAAGTACGGCGCGCCCTGGAACGGGCGGGAAGCTGAAATGGAGCATTATCTTGCAAGCCATGCAGAACAGCTTCGCCGGGCCTGGGTGAAGCGTTTTGCTCCCCGGCTCTGGACCGTGGACTTCCCACGGCCGATGATGGCTGCTGCTACGGTGCCGGCACCGGACGTGGTTCGGGTCGATCTGGACTTTCTGACGCGATCGGACCTGGCGGGGCTGATCTGGACAAGCGAGGACAGGTGGTCGCATCCGCTGCTGGCCTATCGCACCCAGCGGGATTATCGCGGGACAGCGCTGGCATTCGACTGGGTTGCGGGCCCTGGGGTCATGCCGCTGGATGCGCTTAACGGCCCTGTCCTGACCATCGAGGGGCGCGACGCCCAAGGCCTTGAGCGGTTCTGGTTTGTGCGGCTGTGGAACTATGCAGAAGGCGCGCCGATGGCGGCCCGGATCGTCCTGGACTTCGACGACGTGCGCGCCGGGTTCGGCAAGGGCGGCGAACCCGTATTCACCGGCGACATCGACCGGATGTTCATTTCACTGGTACCGGACGGGTTCGATGGATCGGGCCTGGCGCTGCCGGCGGCTTTGGAAAGCTTTGTCGAGTTACGGAACATAGTGGCGGATGGACCTGGATCGACAATTGCAATCGGAGATGCCTTTCTGCCGGAGCACCGGCTGCGGATTTGCTCGGCCTA